TGGTCGGTGGGACGCCCAAAGCGTGAAGGATGTAGCCGAAGGAGTTTGGTTGGACATCGCCACGAAGACCGCCTTCAACCCAGACATGGGAAGTTAGAGCCCGTCGTGGCATCAATGAGCCAGTTCCCATGCCCGTGATGATCCGGTTGACGCGAACTCTAAGGTCGCTTTCAACGCCGTCAAGTTGGATTTGTGCTGCGACGGCAGCGTTCTCGTTGTTCGTGATGCCAACACCAATTTTAGTTAACAAGCCAACGACTTCTACTGGCATCAACTTTCACCTCCTTGTGTTTTCGGCTCGGCAGGAGCCTCGCCCTCCAGTGGGACTAAAACTTCCGAGCCGACAAAATCGTCGCCCCAGATTTCTTTCGCCTTCTCAACTGGGACGACATCGCCGGAATTTAAGTCCCCGAGCCCGATGATGGTGACTGGGCTCGTCCCGACATAGCGAAAGCCAATGATTTGTTGTGGCTTTTTAATCGGCATCTTCTTTCACCTCCGTTGCAGTTTTGAGCCAACGCTCTAACTCAGTGTTGCCGATATGGACGGCAACAGCGTTTTCAACGCCTCCACGAACTTTCCAGCCAACGAAATGCAAATCGTCGGGAAGCCAGACAAGTTGCCATTTGTCCCGATACTTGTGGGCAAGGGTGACCAAAGCGGTTTCTTCGGGATAGTATTGCGATTTGTTCGTCAACATCTGCCACTCATCAATGTAAGCCAGAAATGCTTTGTTGGCGACAATCATGCCCGTGCCGAAGTAAAAATCCCAAGCGAACCCGTCCCCCGTCCCGCGTCCTGCGTCCCGTTCCGTTAGCATTGCTCGCTGCCAATAGTCCCGAATGCGTTCATCAGGAATCCAGTTTTCTTTGCCCCTTTCCCAAACCTTCGTCACGCACAAAATTGGGCGACTGGCGACTGGCGATTGGCGACTGGTAACCTGAGACAGAAAATCTTTCAAGCGATGGACAAAGTTATCACGGAATTCAATGTCGGCATCAACCCAGCAAACCCACTCATCTTTTTGAGCGACTGCAAGCCCCAAAGCGAAAACTTTCGGTTTGAGCCGCCAAACATCATCTCGGTCAGCGCTGTTTGTCTTCTCAAAAGTCAACAAAACATCATCATCGCCCAACTGCCGAAACAACGCCCACAAACAGCGTTCGGCAGCAAACCTTTTTGCACTATCAATCGGATAAACGAGCATCGTCACAAAAATCACCTTCTCCGCCTCCTTTCCTTAAAGCGACTAAGCCGATCAATCACAACCCACATCGCTATCCTTGCAGTGATGAACGCGACAATGAGAAAAAGCAAGACATAAAGGGCATCCAGCATGAACATCATCCCTCCTTTACCAACACTAACTCACACGGAACATGTGGGTTTTCATCGTGAAAGCATCTGTGTCGGAAAATTTGGTAGGGCGACGACAACAACTGTGCTATGTCGTCAGTTGATTGCCGAACTTCTGTGTCATTAAAGCCAGTCACTTCGTAACGAATGACCATGACCATTGATGGGACTAATTCACCATACATGTCAACTAAGCGTTGCTCATAACCTTCAAGAAACTCACGCACGCTGACCACCTGCCTGTCGTCTGAAGTCACTAATCCACTGCCGAACAAGAGCAACTAAACTTGCATCATCACCTTCAGCGTCAAAATCGTCACCAGCCCGCCTATCGGCAAGCCAGCGACGCTGAAGCAAACGACGCAAAATAGCACGCTTTTGTGCCGTGTTGATTTCAATGTCAAATTCGGTCTCCCACTCATCATAATCTCGTTGCTTAACATGACGCAGCCTCAACTTCGGCATAGAAATCACCTCTTAAGGTGTAACCAATGAACCGCCAATTTGAACTGGGTCATCAGCATAAGTAGTGCCAATAAGAGTGCCGTTGTCATAACGACCACTGTGGTCAAGCACAAAGGAAGGATTACCACGCTCCCAAAGTGGATACCAGATGAAAAGATACTGCCTCAATGCGGGTTGCCGTCGGAACGCAGACCAATAAACTTGCATTACCATGCCATCAGTGATATTAAACCCTGAAGGGAAACGATAAATGCGGACATCTGCAATTTCGCCGGGGAAGTATCCATACGCTCCTTGCGACCAGTTTCCTCCTGCAAGTCCTGCTAATTTCCACCAACACTGTGCATCAGGCCAAGTTCCAAGTACTACTGTTCCAATTAAAGTTCCATCAACCCACAATTTTACTGAATTGTTCCACATACAAACACCAATAGCATTTCGCCAAACATTGTCAGTAACAGTGAAACTTGTTGTGACTATTCTACGCCCTCCATCCCATGCCGCCCATCGCAAATAACCATCTGTGCCGACATATAGGGTTGGGTGAGCATAACCACCTCTTGTATTCCCTGATGCATTTTCCGCACCAACTATTACCTTCCCTGATGCCACAGAAGTCCGAAACCAAACTGAAACAAGCCAGTTGTATGAAGTTATGCCAGTTGAATATGTGCTGTAGATAATATCGTCAACTCCGTCAAAATACCTTGCCATCAGTCAATCACCACCTTGTGCAACCTGACATCTCCCGCAAGGGTGTCGTTTGCATCAGCGCCAAGTCGGCGAATTCTGATGATGATACGGCTGCCGTTCTGAACTCCAAACAAACTCAAAGTCACAGTAGTTTCCTTCTGGATGTTTGCTGCCTCGTTAGCGTTGCGAGAGCCAATTGCGGTTGCAACTGTCAATGTCGGGTCAACGCTACCGCCTGCATTAATGACACCCGCAGCAACTTCCCAAACGACAGCATCGCCGCCTGCGGGCGCTGCAACGGGAGATGACCAGACAATCTTAAATGAGCCTGCAAAGTTAGCAGCATCCAAAACAACAATCTCCCACCAGCGCTGTGCTGCGGTGTTGTCGGGATAACGCAAAACTTCCTGCTTCGTGTTAGTGTAAGTAACCATTTCCCACAGTGCAGCCGAAGTTGTATCGTCCCAACCTGAACCAGGGGTGAGCACTTTGGGATAGACATCTAAGCCGACACTTGAACCGCCACTACCACCCGTGGCGTTGATGACGACATTAACACGCTCGTTCGTTGCGTCGTCAGCAATATTCAACGAGACATTTGTGCCTGCGATGAAATTGATTGCTCGTCGTGTCCCAACTAAAGTTCCGCCTTGCTGGACTGCAACACGAGCGTTAGCATCCAAGTTCCCCGTGATAGGGTCTGAACCGTCAGAGGTATGAGTGGAAGCGTGGCTTGGAAGGTGTGTTGTCGGAAGTTTCGCATTGGCATCTAACGGAGCATAACCGTTCGCTACTCCTTTGTTTGCAACCCGCTCAAATGCTGTGCTGTCTAAACCATCTAACTTATCTGCATCTAAGTTGCTTCCCGAACCTTGAGGTATCCAGCCCAAAGCAAGCTTCCCTGTTGCGTCGGCTTTAGGAATTGCATTTGCGGTGGGCGTTGTCGTAATTGTTTCTAAGTCTGTGATTTGGGATTTTGTGTGAGTGTGGCTTGGCAAATCGCTTGCTTGAATGACATCCCACACTGCATCCGTTCCATTGCTCTTTAGAAATCTTCCTGCTGGTCCTAACGCTAACCCGCCCCATTTAACGACCGCTCCAGATAACTTACCAACTACCAACATTCCTCTTTGGACTGTCGTCGCTTCCGTGTCGGGATGAACAACTCCATCCAAAAGGCTGTGCGATGAACTACCACCGCCCGCAGCGCTGATGGTGACATCAACTTCCTCGTTCGTAGCATCGTCGGAGATGTTCAGACTTATGTTGCTACCTGCAATGAAGTTAATTGCTCTCCTTGTCCCGACGACGGTTCCACCTTGTTTGACAGTTACTCTGGCATTTGCGTCAAGGTTGCCTGTTAATGGGTCACTTCCACCCGCTACATGGGTGCTTGCGTGAGCAAAGTCAGTGATTTGTGAGCGGGTGTGAGTGTGACTTGCAGGAGCAAAAGCACTTGCATGTTGACCGTCTACAGTGTCAGCATCAAGCCCACTACCGCTTCCTTGCGGCGAAATCTGGCTGGGAGTGTGGGTGTGGCTCGGTAAGTCACTTGCTTGAATGGTATCGTAAATTGGGTCCGAATTCGCAGTGCGAACGACAAGGAAACGGTTGGCATTGGGAGAAGTCGGAAGCCGAGAAGCACTTAAACGCCCAGTAGTAATATCGGCGGCATCGTGAATATGTGGGGATGGCGGGAAAGTAGAAGGTTTGTTTTGCACTTCTGTCCAATCAACATCCCCCCACACGACATCTGTCCCCGTGCTTTTCAAAAACTTCCCCGCTGCCCCTAACGCCAAACCAGCCCACTTGACAACCGTCCCGATAAGTTTCCCAACAATCAACATCCCTCTTTGGACAGTTGTAGTCGCGGTATCTGGGTGAACAACTCCATCAAGAAGGTTGTGTGGTGAACTTCCACTACCGCCACCTCCGCCAGTGTTGACAATCGTGATTGTTTTCGCGTTGTTGTCTTGCTGCAATTGAATACCAGTTCCAGCAAGCAGCCGAACATCACCCTTGAGCAATGCGTTATTGTCAGCAGCGATTCCTGTTACTGCTTGGTCTGGTGGTGTGATGGGTGGTGGAGTTATGAGAAGGTTGGTGATGTGAATGGGTTCTGTGTAGCCAGTTGAAGGCACTCTGATCACATATTCGTTCGCTTTGCGACGCTTGTGGGAATACTCAATGACTTTGTAGTATGAATTTGGATCGCTCATCAAATCGTTGGGCTCTAATTCAACTTCCCAACGCCCATTTGCGTCTGTCTTCGTTTCAATGCTCCACGCCGCAATTTCTTTTTGCTCACCAGCAACGAAGGTCGGGACATTCAATTGTATTCGGACGGGAACACCTACAAGTGGTTGTCCCGATTCATCCGTGATGATGTTGAAAACACGCCTCGCCATTCAACTCACCTCATCGCAAGCATTCCGTTTCACTTCTGCGATTGGCGGCTTGCGGCTGGCGACTGGTTAGGTGATGTAGGTGATTGAAGACGATTTTGCGTAATTTGCGCATTTGGAAGTGGGCGTAAGCGATTGTCAAGCCCAAGAAAATCCATGCTGCCATCTGCATCGCTTCTTTAAGTTCCATCGCCATCACGCTCCAACATGAGCATTAACCGCTCAATTTTCTCGTCTATGCGAATCAATGCGTTGACGATTTCCTGAACCGTCATGACCTTGTTGACGAAATACATGAGCCACAAAGCCACGACAACCGGAAAGCCCAACTCCTTGACGAACCCTGCAATTGCGTTCAGCCATTCGGTCATCAGATCACCTCACAATAGCGACTGGCGACTTGCGACTGGCGACTGGTGACTACTTGATCAACTGGACGGCAAGTTCAATGGCTAAGTTGATGGCGGAGTCTTTGAGTTCCTTGCCACTCGCTATTGCTTCTGCCTTGATCATCTCAAACGCTCGTCTCCGCTTTTCTTCGTTGCTCCAAGTTTCCATTTTCGCTGCTTCCTTGACAGCAACGATGGCGACATCGGCGAGTTCGCCCAGCAACGCTTGGAGCATTCCTTTTGCGAAGGGCTTAAAGAAGCGTTTCATAAGCCATTTCATCGCATCACGACCTCCTTTGTGCGAAGTTGCAACGAAGCCGCCACGACTTTCGCCAATTGTTCGGCGTGGTCGGCTTCAAAGTCGCCGTAAAAGCACCGAGCGCCACGATCGTTTGGCTGGGAAGTTTTGAATTTGTGACCGATGTCTATGCCGATGACGGCGTCAAAGGGAAGCCACTTGACTAAGGCATCGGCGATGGCTTCACCCAACTGCCGGACAATTTGGACATCGTGGACGAGGTTGGCTTCGTCGGGGTTGGTGATAAAGCAAGGTTCAAGCAAGATGGCGGGACAGTGATAGAAACGCAGAAATCCAGCCCTTGAGCCTTCAGCCTTCTTGACGCCCCTTGACCTTGTGCCCAAGACGCTGGTGATGATGTGAAGGAGTTTTGCTGCGATGTAATCTGCATCGCCCTTGCCATTTGAGAAAACTTCGCTCCCATTGGCTTTCGGGTTGCTGTGGGCGTTGAAGTGGAAACTGATGACAAGCCGACAGTTTGCTTTTGATGCCTGCATTTGCCGTTCATGATTTCCAACATAGTCGCCTTTGAGCCAGACAATTCGCAAGTCAAATCACCTCATTAAACGGCTTAGTTGGTAGGGGTGACCGATTCAGCCACCCCTACCTTGACGGCGCGTCGCTGGCGCTCGGGCTTTTTCCCTTTCAAAGTTCAGCAAGTCGGAAAGCCGAATGCGAATGACCGTTGACCTACCTGTCGGGATTTCGTAATATCTGAGTTGACCGCAAAAAATCCACTGCTCAATTTCGCTTCTTGTCACTTCCGCTATCTTCGCTGCCTCGTCAATCGTCAACAAGCGATCGCTCATCACCAGCACCTCCTTTTGCTGTCTCGGCAGGAGCCTCGCCCTCCCCTTCAAGCAGGATTTGTTGAATGCGGGCAAATTTGTCAGCAGAGACGAGATCGCGGAGGGCGTCAAGGGCTGCTTTCGCTCGCTCTTCCCGCTCCCTTGCCAACTCAAGTTGCTTTCGCTTCTCCCGCTCATAGCGGATGAGCAAATCAAGGCGTTTCAGTTCGTCAGCTTTCTCCGTTTGCAAGATCAAGTAGCGCTCCATCGCACGAAGCATGTGTCGCTTGTGCCGATAGACAGTCTGGAAACTGACGCCCAACGATTGAGCGATTTCCTCGTAAGTCTTTCCTGCCTTCATTTGCTGCCAGATTTCTTCCTGCGCGTCGGCGTTCAACCGACACAAGCGACAGCGGGAGAAACTTTTGAGCAACGGCAAAAGTTCCCAAGCATCTCTGGGCAATGGACATCACCGGCGACGAAAGTAGCACAAAATTTGTCAATAAGACTTTGACAGATTTGCTGTTTGTCAAAGTCACTTTGACAGCGAGGTGGTTAATTTGAAAATGGTGACGCTTCGTGTGCCAAAGAGCCTTTATCGCATCAGACAGGAATTGGCGAACGAAGGCATTGAAGTTTCGCCCGATTGGCTCTATCACATCGCAAGGCGAAACCGCCTTCGTTTGCGCATTGTCCATGAGACCTACGAGTATCACCGGGAGGTTTACGGGGTAGATGAAAACGATGCTGAAATTCTTAAACAGCTTGTTCGGCAAGCGGTTCAGCGCTCTAAGCGTCGTAGACCCGGCATTGAAAAAAGCACTTAAGCGGAAAGGGACGAGGGGCGAGGGACGGGGGACGGAACGAAAGGGGACGGGGGACGAGGGGCGAGGGACGAGGGACAGAACGGAGTTTATTGCGGCGTTGAGACTGCCCGATGGTAAAGAGTTTAGTTGGAGTGGGCATGAGGATTTGAAAGCAATTGCTGAAGATAATGCACAAGTCGTCATCGTGGAAAAAGCGGCGCAAAAGGGCGTCACTGAGTTGATGTTGCGATTGCAATTTTGGCTTTGCAAGCAAGGCTATTCATCCGCCTACTTCCTTTCTTCGCTCCGTTTTCTCCGAATGCAAGTTCAGCGGCGGGTTGAGCCACTGATTCGGGCAAATCCTGTCTTGCAAAAGGCTTTGGTTGAAGGCGCTGAACGGGAGTTGCTCGGTGAGGATGAGGTTGAAGGGTTGCCGAGAAAGTATCGGTTGCGCGACAACTTGTATCTCAAGCGGCTTTGGGAAGGGTGGCTGCTTTACATGCCCGTCCAAAGCGAAGCTGATGTCCGCATGTTTCCACTTGATGCGATTTTCGTTGACGAAGTTGAAACTCTCAATCCTTCATTGACTGATGCGTTGCAGGAACGACTTTACCATTCGCCCTTGAAATGGGAGCGATGGTTCAGCCAGCCGACGGTTGCAGGTTACGGCATTGACGAACGATTTGCGATGACGGATCAGCGATACTGGCACCTCAAATGCCCAAAGTGCAAGCAGTGGTTTGCGATGGAAGAGCATTTTCCAAATGTTCTGATGGCAACGGTTGTAGACAAGCCTACATTGTGGGGCGGCGATTGGGACGCAACGACTTGGGATGGACGATGGAAGTTTTCCTATTGCTGTCCCTTCTGCCAGTCGCTCATCGCTAATCCCCAGTCGCTGGAAAAAGAATGGGTTGCGAAATATCCCGACCGAGATGCTCACGGTTATCACTTGACGCAACTTTATTCGGCGACGATGACGGCGACGGATGTCGCTCGTTTGTGGCATCAAGCGCAATTTTCGTTGAGGCGCAAAGAGCGCTTTTTCAACTCCGTCTTGGGCTTGCCTTACAGCGGCGGCGAACGGCAACCGATTACGGCGGAGAAATGCGTTTACGGCTCTCACGATTTAGGCATATTGAATGAGTTAAATAAGCGCTTTGCTGGTTTGGATGTGGGAGACCGGCTGCATCTTGTCGTGTTGGAACAACTTCCCGATGGAGTTTTGGCGCTCGTTTGGGCAGAAGAGATTTCGGGCGTGGACAAATGGGAACGGGTTGCCCAAAAAGTTCGTTCGCTGAAAGTTTCCGCCATCGCCGTCAACGCCATGCCCTACAAAGACAGTGCCAAAAAACTCCTTCGTCAACTTGCCCCAGAAATCAAAGGCGTCTTGGTTTACGATACTGGCGGACAAAGGATGTCCATCGGCGAAGAAGACAAGGAGACAGGGCAACCAATCAAGACCATCTCCATCCCAAGAGTGGAACTCATGGACGGGACGGTCGATGCCGTGCTTTCAGGGCGAATCATTTTCCCACGCAAAGGCTTAGCCATCACCGAGCAAGTTGTCAAGCATTTGCAGAACTACATCATTGAAGTGGACGAAACGGGCAAGAGAGATTACGCGAAAGGTCGGGACGACCACTTTGGTCGCGCCATTGATTACGCTCGCATCGTCGCAGATACAGCAAGGGCACTCAGGGCGATGCCTGCCGAACCGATCAGGGCTGATTGGTTCGCTGGGACGCCTTTGGTGCCATCGCTGGGAGGTGTGTCATGGTGAAACCGATAGAGTTCGTAGAGGCATTGCAGTTTGCTGACTGGATTCGCATCCTGCCGAAAGGAACTTTCAAGCGTGACGGACGGACAATCAAACTTGACGATGCCTTCCTGATGGCGATCAAGCGAAACTTTGATGCGGGCGTTTTAGGTCGCGATGTCCCCGTCAACTTTGAGCACCAATACAACGCACTTGGCGCTGCTGGTTGGATCAAAGCCCTTGAAGTTCGTGATGATGGTCTTTATGCGCTGATAGAATGGACGGACATTGGCAAGGAAGCAATTGAAAAGCAGCGCTTCAAATATGTCAGCGTTGAGTTAGGCGGAGCAGTTGATCCCAAGACAGGCAAGATTTTGGGCGAAGATGTTTTGACGGGCATCGCATTGACCAACCGACCCTTCTTCAAGGGCTTGACAGCCCTTGCCGCAGCCGACCCTGATTGGACAGCAAACGATGACCCACTTGATTTTCCCATCCACGATGACCGAAGCTACGAATGGGATGCCGACGAGAGCGAACGAAGATGGCGAAGATGGGTTTCGGAGAGAGACCCATCAGAGTGGGGCAACGAAGAATGGCGGAAATATCGGCGACGGTTTCTCGCTTACGACCGAGCCAACCCAGATTTGTTTGGCTCTTACAAACTCCCCGTCGTTGACATCGTAAACGGTCAACCCCGCGTCATCTTCCGAGCAGTCGTCCAAGTTTTGGCGATCCTTGCAGGCGCTCGTGGGGGCGTTGATTTGCCAAGCGATGTTAAAGAGCGCGTTCGGTCCATTGCCGAACGCCTGAGAAGCAAGTTTGAAGGAGGTGAAAGCATGAGCGAGGAAAAGAACATCGCTCATGAGCCGCAGCAAACCCTTGACCCCGCCAAAGTCGTTGCTCTTGAACAGGAAGTGCAACGGCTAAAGGCGGAGCAACGGAAGCGACAGTTTGCAGACGAACTTTCGTCTTTGCGTTTCAGCGAGGGCAAAGTCGCTCTCGCTCCTGCAAGCCGCAACAAGTTCGTTGAAGTTCTCGCGGAGTTAAACGACGAACTGGCGGGCAAATTGATGGACGCAATCAAGTCCATCCAGTTTGTCCCGCTCGGCGAACTCGGCTTTTCTGCCACCGAGCCCGACGAGAAGACCGAGACCCTGCAAACTTACGCCGAAAAGATTGCCCGTGAACGAAACTTGAACTTCATTGACGCAATCCGCATCGCCGCTTCTGAGCGACCCGACCTTGTTTTCAGCGAATATAGAGTCAAGGGGAGGTGATAAACGATGGCGACTTATCGGGAAGCGTTAGAGATTTCATTCGTTGCGGGGACGGATTTGCGAAACTACCCATTCGCTCCCGTCAGGCTGGACGCTACAGGTCGCGTCGTTTTGGCAGGCGCTAACGAGCGAGCCATCGGCATCTTGCAAAACAAACCAAATGTTGGCGAAACAGCCGTCGTGATGCTTTACGGCATCAGCAAGGCTGTCGCTGCTGGTCCTATCAGCATCGGAAGTCCCGTCGTTGCCGCCGCCAACGGGCGAGTGTCAGCGGCGGGGGCTTTCCACAATCACGGCGCTTCTTCTTCCAACCCGCCAACGGGGCAACAACGGATTCTTGGTTTCGCTTTGACGGCGGCGACTGCTGCCGGACAAGTCATTGAAGTTCTGCTTGCACCCTTTGAGTTCTGACGGAGGTGAGTGAACGATGCCGCAAGTGATTGATGTCAAGGATGTAATTCTGGTTGACCCAGTATTGACGCAAGTAGCTATCAGCTACCGCGTGCAAGGGGCGGTCGCTGAAAACTTGTTGCCCACCTTGCCCGTCTCGTCAGTCTCAGGACAAATCGCCCGATTCGGCAAGGATGCCTTCCGTCGCGAATCTGCTCGACGGGGACGGGGAAGCCAAGCAAGGCGAGTTAATTGGTCGGTGGACTCGGTGAAGTTCCTTTGCGAGGAATATGCCTTAGAAATCCCCGTTGACGACCGAGATGTCGCCGCTAGCCAAAACCCCATTGACCCCTTCGTTGCCGCCACGACCCAACTTGTTGACATGCTCACCCTTGATGCGGAAGTTCGGGCGAGGGATGCCGTTGTCAATGCCCTGACGGCAGCGGGTTACCGAAATATCCCATCAACTAAGTGGGACCAGAGTGGCTCAACGCCCATCACTGACTTGAAGAACGCTATCGTTGCCGTCAGCCAACGCATCGGCGTTCGCCCAACGACCGTCGTCATCTCCCGACCAGTTTGGGAAGTTTTGATTGAACACCCACAAGTTGCCGACCGACTGAAGTTCACCAACGCCACCTTTTCTACGGACATCCTTGCCCGATGGCTGGAAGTTCGGGAAGTGGTCATCGGCGACATGGTGATGGACACAGCCGTTGAAGGCGCCACGCCGAACCTGCAATATGTTTGGGGCGATCGGGTCGTCGTCGCTTTCGTGCCCCAACGACCAGCCATCAACCAACCCGCCTTCGGCTACCGACCAACCCTTTCCAACTTCGTCGTGGAGCGCTATCGGGACGAGCCCTCCCGCAGCACCGTCATCCGCGTCAGGCATGAAGTCGCTGAGGTCATCACCGCTCCCGATGCCGGTCATCTGTTAGACGATGTTCTGGCATCCATATAAACGGCAGCGAATAGCGACTGGTTCTTGCCGTTTCCAGTCGCAAGTCGCCAGTCGCTAATCGCCGTCATTTTGGCGTCTGACGGGCTTTCTGAGCGAGGGGGTATTCCGATATAGGGGTGCCCCCTTCGAGGCGATTGTAGGGCAAAAGTTTGCGCAAAATTGAGCACGCTGGTATACTAATGTGCTCAATTTTGAGAACGACCCGTTTGGACGCCGTCCAAACGAAAAGGGACGAGGGACGAGGGGCGAGGGACGGAACGGAAGGGAACGGGTGACGGAGAGGATAAAGCGTCCCGCGTCCCGCGACCCGCGTCCCAAGATTGGAGGCGACCAAGATGCGCCTTTGGGGCTGGTGGAAAAAGCCAAAACAGTCGTTTCAGGAACTCCCACAGCAGCAACTTCGCTCCGAACTGGGTTTTGGCGGCAGCGGTGTCGGCTATCTCTTGACAAACTTGGGCGCCGACGAATATTTGCCTGAACTGTCCTTCCCTAAGTGCATTCAAGTTTACACCCGAATGCGTCGCTCCGATGCGACCGTCCAAGCCCTTGAGTTGGCGATCACATTGCCCATCCGAGCGACCGATTGGGATGTTCAGCCCGCTTCCGATGACCCGACGGCAAAGGAAGCGGCAGATTTGGTCTATGACAACCTTTTCGGCGGCATGACCCACACCTTTGATGACTTCCTTCGGGACGCTCTTTTGGCGCTCTTTTACGGCTTCACCGTCTTTGAGAAGGTTTTTGAGGAGCGAGATGACTACATCGTTTGGCGCAAGTTCGCTCCAAGACATCCGCAAACCATTGAGCGTTTTTTGTTTGATGAGACAGGCGGCTTAGCAGGAGTTCGGCAAGTCGGTTTTGACCCTTTGGGACGATTTCGGCAGGTTGACATCCCCATTGAGAAATTGCTCGTCTTCATCTGGCGTCGGGAGTTGGGCAACCCTTATGGCGTCTCAGTCCTTCGGGCTGCCTACAAGCACTGGTTTCTCAAAGACCTTGCTTACAAACTTCAAGCAATTGCCCTTGAGCGCTGGGCAGTCGGAATTCCTGTCGGCAAAGTTCCAGCAGGAACTTCGGAGCAAGACAAGCAAACTTTTTTGCAAATGCTTGAAGCGATGCGAGGGCACGAACGGGCTGCGATGGTGCTGCCTGAAGACTACAGCGTGGAACTGATTGGAGCGGAAGCGGGACAGCGGGCAAACCAAGCCTTCGTTGAAGCAATTCAGCACCACGACACGATGATTGTGAAGTCAGTTTTGGCACAGTTTTTGAACTTAGGGACGGGCGATGTGGGAAGTTGGGCACTATCAAGAGACCACAGCCAACTCTTTTTGATGGGCTTGAATTCCGTCGCCCAATGGTTTGCCGACCACATTAACCGCTATGCCATCCCGCAGTTGTGCAGGCTCAACTTCGGCGAAGATTTCACCGACTTTCCCGAATTGACCTTCACCGACTTGAGGCTCGTCCTGCAACGGGAAGTCCTTGCAGAAGCCATTGGCAAATTGGTGCAAGTGGGCGTCCTGACACCCGATCGAGGTTTGCAGGAATGGGTTCGGGATGTCTTTGATTTGCCGCCTTTGCCTGAAGAACAACCCGAAGAAGTTGAATTGCCAGCACCAGAAACGACAGCGAGTAGCGAATGGCGAGTAGCGAGTGGAAACGGCAGAAAGAACCAGTCGCCAGTCGCTAATCGCCAGTCGCAATTTTCCGATCCACTTGGATTGATTCAAGGGGCGACATTGAGAAGTTTGTCTGACACGACAATCACGGCAGCGGAACAAAGTTTACGGAATTTGTTGCGGCAGCAAATTGATGCGTTGATGGAGCAGGTTCGTAAGTTGATTGTCGATGCCGATGCGGGTAAACCTTCTGCATTGCGAGAACTTGGTCGGCTTTCCGTCCCGCAACATCTCGTTGACGCTTACGCTGTCGAGTTAGCGAAATACTTGATGGACGCTTATCGGGCTGCAAGATCGGTCTATCTCGCTTCCACTGGCTCCGACCCAACAAAGCCGATTCCCAGATGGGTTGACTTTTACTTGCAGGGGTTCGCTCAAGCCATCGCCCGCCAACATGCTGCGGATTTGGCTGCGACCGTCGGCTATGAAGCGCTGAGGCTTTATGAGGAAAGCAAAACGCTCGGAAGGAAATTCAGCGACGAACAAATTGAGGCGGCTGCCGTCGAGCGTGCTGCCAACATGATGGACGATTTGCCGAGAACGGTTGAGTTGTTGACAGAGATTTTGTTTGAGCCGATTGAGGTGAGCGGATGATGCTCGTCGTGATGATAGACGATGAAAATGTCTTGTTCGCAGTTGACACTTTAAGCGAACGGGTTCACAACTTTGAACCTGTTTGGATGCAGATTGCGAAAGACTTGATGGAACTTGAGGAGCAAATTTTTGCGACGCAAGGAAGCGTCATCGGAAAACCTTGGGCACCCTTGTCGCCCAAAACAATCCGACAAAAACAACGGAAAGGCTTCCCGCTTGAACCGCTCGTTAGGACAGGACGGTTGCGAGCATCCTTGACTGACGAAAGCAGCGATGAGATGGTTTTGGACATTGATCCTTTAGGCTTGACATTTGGTTCGGCTCGGTTGGTTGATCGTGGCGACTGGTTTCTCGCTCCCATCCATCACTTCGGATCTCCGAGACGCAATATCCCTGCAAGGGCATTGATGCCTGACAACCAATTCCTTGCTGAGCGCTATCGGGAGCGATGGCAGGATTACTTTCTCAACTATCTCAGTGAGGAGGGACGCTTCTGATGCCACGCTATCACAGCCTTTCCGATGTCCAAAGCCGCTTGCCTTCGTCCATTGCCACAATTGACGCCTTGACAGAGCCCAACGCCGACCAAGTGACGGCTTGGATGGACGAGGTTGAAGCTTTCGTTGAAGGTCAATTGGCAACCCGCTATCAAGTGCCCATCACTGGAACGCAAAGCATTTTGATTGTCCGAGACATTTGCTCCGACTTGACAGCCTATCGGGTTTGGCAATTCAAGGCGATGGGCGTTGACGACCCAGAATTTCGCAACCAAGCGGAAGTGCTAAGGCAGCGGGCGATGGAGAAACTTCAAGCGATTTTGCAAGGCACGATGGTCTTGCCCGACCAAGCTGAAGCACCGTCTTCATCCACGCCAGCAGGAACTTTCCCTGAACCGATTTTTGAGAGGGAACGAATTCAATGGTAGCAAATAATGACCAATTTCGCAATGACCAATGGGTGATGGGAAGATGGCGAAACGAGTTGTTGATAGAAAGCAGTCAATACAACCCTTGCAGTGTTATGGTGGGAAGTTCTATGTAGTCAAGCACATATTGCCACTCATCCCACCCCATCGCATTTACTGTGAGCCGTTTGCAGGTGGAGCAGCAGTTTTCTGGGCAAAAGAACCATCACCCATAGAAGTGTTGAACGACATAGACTTCCGCATTGTAGCGTTTTACCGGTGCTTGCGGGATGACCGACTGTGGCGGAAACTTCAACGGATGTGCGACCTAACTCCCTACAGTCGCGCCGAATACTATTCAGCATTTCGGCACATCAAAGAATGTATAGCAAACCCAAAATCTCTTGATACACTGGACGACGATGAGTTAGTAACCCTCGCATGGCGTTTTTTTGTCGCTAATCGGACAGTGTTCAATGGGAAATTGCGAGGTGGTGGATGGTCTTATGCAAAAACGCCAGATGCCCATAGTGTTAGAAGATTTCGCAACAAGATAGCCTTGTTTGCCTACTTCCATGAGCGCCTCAAACGCACCTATATTGAATGCGATGATGCCGTTCGGGTCATTCGTCGTTTTGACACACCTGAAACCTTCTTTTTCGTCGACCCACCTTACTTGCCAGCGGTAATCAAAGACCCCCAAAACTACGACTTCATGATGACTGAAGACGACCATCGCCGCTTGTTAGAAACGCTTTGTCATGTGCAAGGCAAAGTCCTTATTACGCATCCGCGTTGCCCTCTTTATGAAAGTTATCTCAAAGGTTGGGTCGTTAAGGAAGTCACTTATTACAAATACTCAACTGCACTCTCATCACAAATACCCGAAACCTTTTATGATACGCTGTGGCTAAACTACGAACCGAAGGTGACCAGAGATGGCGAAGACGAGGGAGTTGATTGAGCAGATCATCAACTATTTGGCGATGCGGCTGCCAAATGCCGTTGCGACGGCAGGGTTGCCGACGCCGATGGGGATTGAGTATGGCGATTTGGTGTTGGTGAGCCCGACAAATTTGCCAAGACTTGCCGTTGACATCAACCGCTACCCGCAACAACAAGCGACACTTGGACCAAACGCCCAATTGCGTCAGCGAATGGAAGGGGAAGTTTGGGTCGCTGTGGCAGGGCAAGACAAAGAAGAGACGGCGAAACTTTTGCACGATTACGCCGACATCGTTGCGGAAGTTTTGGCGGGCGACATTCAGGCTGGCG